CATATCATTGAACCTTATGAAACTATTAAGGGAAGATTAACTCTATACTATGAGAATATTAACAGACTTCCTAACTTCAGAACAACTGAAACTGTTAAATGTTTTAGAAGTGAGATTGATGAAATTCTCAGGATTAAAAGAGAGAAAGATAAATTAAAAGTAAGTAAATACTATTTTAAATATTAAAAATTATGTGTTTACTAACATATCAAAAAGAACCCATTATTCTCAAAGAGGATAAGGTTGTTTGGAAAGTTATGAAAGAAGAAACTGATGGAAAAATTTTAACATGGTTTAATAACTTTTATTATACATTAAATAAGTTGTATAAACAGCCTATTAATATAGGCGATACTTTAGAAGCTTTTGACGATCCTCAATGTGAAATGTATATAGATAAAATAGATCTTGAAACTTATATATTAAAAGAAAATGTTATATCTATTGATAAGGGATTTCATGCTTTTACAGATAAGGTACTTGCAAGAAAATATGCTCCAATAGGAAGTACTTATAAGTTTTTATATAAGTGCATTATTCCAGCAGGTTCTGAGTATTATGAGGATGAAACTGGATTATGTGTAAGCAATCAAATTATTATAGTAGAGAAAGTAGATTAGTTTTAGGTTGGGTGAGGAAAATCTGCAGTTAAATCTTCGAGGGAAATGCCCGTAGATAGAGGAGACTGCAGATTTTTAGTTAAATCAGGAGATAACATCTCAATATAATTACATTTTATTTATTATTTATTAACAATTAAAACTTACAATTATGAACTTAAATTGGAAAAAGAATGACTTGACTGGAAATTACGAGGCTAATTTCTCAGCAAAATTGATGTCAGTATCTGACAGAGTATTTCAGTCTAACAATGAGAAAGCTACTCCTTATAGGGTAGCAACTGTACAACTTGAAGATGGTAAGGCTGTCTCAGGTATTATGTATGATGCAAATTACCAACATGGTGTTACAGTAGGTAATACTTATTTATGTAGAGCAATTACATCTGGACAAGATGATAATGTTCTAGTAACAGTATCACACCTTACTGCTGCAGCAAGAGCAACTACAAAAGATTTTGACTTCTCTCTATCTAAAGTAGAGGCAGAAGTTAAAACTGATGCAGGCTTTAGTAATGTAAAGTAATGTAAATTAACTAACCCTATATAGCACATAAACTAAATAACACTAAGTTAGATAGTTAGTGTTATATAGGGTTTATTTTTTTTATTAGTAATTAATTAAATATGATATATTTTGTTAGTAATCAACAAAGAACTCAATATATAGGAGATGTAAAATTTGAAGTAAAAGAGGGTAAGAATGATTACATTAAAACTAGCACAATAGAAGAATGTTTAGAATATTTTAAAGACACAGAAGAAATAGGTGTAGATACAGAAACTACAGGATTTGATCCTTATAGAGATAGAATTTTAAGTCTTCAGTTAGGAGATTTTAACAATCAATTTGTAATAGATAGTTCTATAGATTTTACAATATTTAAAGAACTATTAGAAACTAGAGTTATACTAGGCCAAAATTTAAAGTTTGATTTAAGATTCTTATATAAATTAGGAATACATCCAAAGAAATTATATGATACTTTTCTAGCAGAATGTGTACTAACAACAGGATTTACAGAAAGAGGTTTAGGATTAAAAGACTTAGGGTTAAAATACTGTAATGTTGAGTTAGATAAGTCTATTAGAGGTGTTATACATAAAGAAGGGTTAACAGATAGAGTAATTAAATATGGAGCAGATGATGTAAAGTATCTAAGCTCTATAAAAGAAAAACAATTATTAGAAATAGAAAAATGGGGATTACAAACTATACTTAATTTAGAAAATGAAGTAGTAAAAGTATTCTCATTAATGGAATATAATGGTATTCCATTTAATCCAACAAAATGGATTGAAGTAGCAGAGCAAGTAGAGAAAAATACAAAAGAATTAGAAGATAAATTAGATACATTGATATATCAATTAGGTACTAAAGATTTACCTAATAACAATAAATTAACTAAATACTGTAATATTTGGAAACAAGGTAGTCTGTTTTTTGATGTAAAAGAAAGGGATTGTAACATTAATTGGGCTTCACCTGCACAGAAATTAAAACTTATAAAGGATTTAGGATTTAAAATGGAATCTGTTGGGGATAAAGAACTACAAAGAAATAAATCTAAACACCCTATATTTCCTTTATTAATAGAATATTCTAAACAAAATAAATTAGCTACATCTTTTGGTAAAGATTTTTTAAAATTTATTAATCCAATAACTAATAAAATACATCCTAGTTACTGGCAAGTCCTAAGTACGGGTAGAATTTCTGTATCAGATCCTAATATAAATCAAATACCTGCACATGGAGAACTTGCAACAAAAATTAGAAGTGCCTTTGAAGCACCAGAAGGGTATAAAATTGTAGGAGGAGATTATTCAGGTTAACTAAATAAATTGGCATGATTATTGTGTAATGTATTAGAGAACTTAATACATGTAATTATGCGTAAAACAGTACACAACAAATTTTCAGAAGAAAAGGAAAAAGCTATTATTTCAGAATATTTATCTGGAAAAAATCAAAACGAAGTAGCTAAAAAATTTAATACTTATAATGCAACTATTCGTAGAGTATTGCTGAGAAATGGCATACCTTTAATTTCTTCATCAGAAAGATGGTCTAATAGAACTAATATATTTGACAATATGTCAGAAGAGGCTCAGTATTGGATAGGATTTTTAGCAGCAGATGGAAATATTAGTGAAAAAGAAAATAGAATTTCTTTGGGTTGTGCAGAAAAAGACCACAACCATTTAATAAAATACTCTAAATTTGTAAAAGCCCCAATAAAAAAAGTATATAATAAGACCTTTAGGATATACGAGTCTAGAGTAGTATTTAGAGATAAAGCAATTAAAAAGTACCTTGTGTCTTTAGGAGTAACTTCAAATAAGAGTAAAACGCTCAAATTAAATATACCTTTAAATGAACATATTTTAAGGGGTGTATTTGATGGAGATGGTTATGCCAAAAAAAATAAAGGACATTTTGAAATTGCTACAGCATCTGAAAATTTTAAAAATCAAATTTCTACATTTTTAACAGAAAACAATATACATCATACTATACATGGTAAAAAGAAAACTTTGTTTATTGTAGGTGTATATTCTAAAGAAGAATGTAAAAAATTGTATAAACTGTTTTACAATAACGCTACTGTTTTTTTAGAAAGAAAAAAAGCAGTATTAAGCCCCTTCTATGATGAAAATCAATGAAGTGCAACACTTTCAAATTCGGTGAACCAGCGTTAGGAATACCGAGCCAAGCCTTAATATATTTAAGGAAGGTGTAGAGACTTGATGGAAGTGGTCTAAGTTACATAATAATGTAATAAGATTAAGGTAAAGTCCGTCCAGAAGAAAACTGGATGTTTGAATTAAGAATAATAGCAGAATTTAGTCAAGATCCATTATGGTTACAAGCATTCAGAGAAGGTGGAGATTTACACTCCATACTATGCAGTAAAACATTTGATATACCTATAGAAGATGTTAAAAAGTCTTTTCCAGGTAAACCTGAATTTAAGTACAGAGATGTACAGAAGACTATAAATTTTGGGTTGGCATATGGGATGTCTGAATTTAAATTAGCAGATACTATGCAGATTTCAGTAGAAGAAGCTAAAGGTATTATTGCTAAATTCTTTTCAGTAGTTCCTAAGGTAAAACAATTTCTAGATATGTTGGGATATTCAGGTAGAACTAGAGGATATATAAGAACTCCAGAACCATTCAGAAGAATAAGATGGTATCAAAACTGGGAAAAGGCTTATAAGGAATCTGATTCTAAAGTACTTGGAGAAATTGAACGTGCGAGTAAAAACATGCCTATCCAGTCCACCAATGCGAATGTAATTAAACTTGCAATGATAAGAGTACAAGATGTTATAGATAAAAACAACTATCCAGTGCAAATTATTATGCAAGTATATGATGAATTACAAACTTTATGTAAAGAAGAATTTGCAGAAGAGTGGAAAACTATACTAGAAAGAATAATGATAGAATCTGCACAAGAAGTTATTAAAAGTATTCCAGTAGTTGCTGATTGTAAAATATCAGATTGTTGGAGTAAATAAATCACAATTAACAATAAATTTTTAAATTATGGAAGAACAAACAATTACATTTGAAACTGCTATATTAGCAAAAGAAAAAGGATTTATATTTCATACATTAGCTAACTATGAATGTGATGAAGATGGTACTGTAAAAGAGATACAATGGAAATTTAAAAATTTAGGGGATTTTCTTGATAATTTACATACCCCAGTATGTACACAAAGCCTTTTACAGAAATGGTTAAGAGAAATTCATAATATTCATATAGTAATAACCTTAGAATTCTCAGAGTCTTTAAAAGAATTATGGTATTATGGGTTACTATCTATAAAAGGAAATGAGATTAATGAACTTGGAGATGAGGGTTACACAACTTATGAACTTGCTTTAGAAGCAGCATTACAAGAAGCACTAAAATTAATTTAAATTATGAAAACAATTGATATAAATTGGTTAAGAAAAATATTAACTACAGTAGAAAAATTACAAAGAACAACTAATTCTAAAAGTAAAGATTGTAGATGTGAAAAAGAAATATTTATTTGTAGATATTTTAAGTTTTTAGAAAATAAATATTTTAAGATTAAAATTAAAAATAGAGTTTATTTTGCAGTATTCCCTAAATCTACTACAACTGTTTCAAGTTGTTTAAAAGATGATTATAAGTATAATTCTTACGGAATTAAATTTCATTTGGGATATACTGATTTTGAATATCAAGTTAGTTTTAGAGATGAACAATTAAATGTAATACAATTAATTCTACATTGGAATGATATAATTGAAATAAAATACAAAGAAATTACTGCTGAGGAATATTTCAATGTAGTTAAAATGTTTTTATTTGAAGAAAAATTAGAACTGATTTAAATTAACAATATTATGGAAATAAAACCTTTTAAAATGAGAGTAACACCTGAACAGTCTAGGATTGTACAGCAGACCCTGTTTAATAATAACCATACATGGCTTAGTGGAGATACAACCATAAAAAAATTATCGAGTCCGCATTTGTATTTTTATGAAGATATTTTAAGACAAACAGAGAATTTTCAAGAAGATTTTTTTGTAACACACGAATTACCAGAACTAACCTTCCAAGAATTCTTTGATAAGTATGTTAAATGGTGTGTTAAAAGAAATAAAGATAATGCATCAATATTAAACAATTGGTGTAATTCTAATGGAGCAGAAGGAACATCTGATGATACAGGATGGATACATTCTAAAAATTATGGATTTATGGGATTTAGTGGGAATGGACATTATTTTGCAGATGAAATCCTACATTCAGAACATATAGAAATAAGCTTTGAACAATTTGAAAAATACGTTTTAAAAACTAAAGATACGGAAAAGAAAATTATTGGATATAAAGCACCTTTTGATTTATTTAATAGAGAAGTAAAAGCTGGATTTATATATAAACCATTAGCAAGTAAGAATAATAAATATTATGCTCCAGTAAATTTTGAAGATAAGGTTGGATTACCACATTTAAATTTACCAAAAGAAATTGTAGAGCAATGGGAACCAGTATATGAGGAATCTTATAAGTTAGAAGATTGGGTTGTAGTTAAATCTGCAAATCAAGGTGCTTTGGGTAATGGAATTTCAGAAGATAATTTAATAACTCAATTGTACCCAAAAGGATATAATAATGCAACAGGTAAATTAATTGATGATGCTGATTTTGCTGTAAAAGAAGGTAAAAGATATTTTAATATTCTTAAATCTCATATAATTAGAAAAGCTACTGCAGAAGAGGTAAGTAAAATGCAAGAGAAAGAACTATATTTTGGTAAAGTAAAATTCACTATTAAGAAAGGTGATAATTTTGCTACTACTGAGTATGGTAAAGTAACTAAAGAAGAGATCGGAGATGCCATCAGTTGGATAGAAAATCCACCAGCTTTAGTTTGTGGGAAATATCAATTAAAATTTGATATAAATAATAGTTCTGAAATTAAATTTGGATGTCAATCAGGTACATTTGGAGAACTTAGAATTATTTATGAAGCATTTGAATAATGAAAGAAATATCAAACACAAGTAAAGTATTTATACTGTTTGGTGTATTATCTGTATTTATAAATCAAATAAAAGAAGAAACCTACAAACATGGAGCTAAATTATGGTATAATAGATTAAATAATCAAGCTAGACAATTTTGGAGGCAAATACAGAATGATACAAAACAGTATGACAAAGAGAATAATGTAGAATGTACTTGGGCTTTTGATGAAATGGAAGCATATTTAGTTGAAATACTTAAAGAAGCCTACAATGTTAAAATAGAGGATATGGATGAATTTTTAGAATACATTAAAAACTTTAAGAAATAAAGTAATAATGGATAAAGCACTTATGTATTTAGCAGAACTTAAAACAGGTCAATGGCATAACTTAAATGATATACCAGAAGAACTATTTGAGGATGCTTGGAAGATTATTGATGAAGAACTACTAGATGGTTATAGATTCACTCTACATGAAGTCTATAACTATCTAGTTATGAAAACTAAGAGAGCAGATAAGGAGATGGTTGCTGGAATTGTTGCGCAAATTAGAAGAGATTATGACAGAATTAGTTGGTTATGGTGTGTGTTCTCTGAAGAGAAATATATGCTAGAAGTGAGTACAACAACAGTAGATAAATTTGTAGCAACAACTTCAGATAATATCTTTATGCCTTTTTATGGTAAACCTTTAAATGATGGGGATTTACTAAGTTTCTTATATAAACATTGTACAAATATTAAAATAGGTTATATTAAGGAGGAACCTAAAGATGTTTAGCACAAGAGAAGAAGTTACAGATTATGGATTACAGTTAACTAATACACATAATAATATCTGCTATGAATGGGCTACTGGATTAGGCAAGTCTCTAATGTCTATTAAAGTTATTGAAAAGTATGGTGGAGAATGGAAGATTATAATTGCTGAAACTAATCATGAAATGAATTGGATTGATGAATTCAAGAAACATAATAAAGAACATTTACTAAAGAATGTTTCATTTCATTGTTATCAATCATTACATAAAGTTGTAGGCAATTATAATTATATCTATGATGAATGCCATCACCTATTCTCCGACAATAGAATGAACTTATCTAATAATATTGTTACTTATCAGTTCAACAAAAGAAACATATTTCTATCAGCAACTTTAACTTGGAAACAAAAAGAAAACTTACAAGCAATATTTAGTAACACATATATCTTTAAAGTATCCTTATCAGAGGCTATAAAGATGAAAATCCTACCTAAACCTTCTGTATATTTAATTCCTATAGAATTAGATAATACAGTAAAAAATATAACTTACCATTTTAGTAAAACTAAATCAACAGTATGTACTGAATGGCAAGCATATAAGTTCTATAATGATAGAGTTAACTACTTAAAAGAACAATATGATTTAACTCAGGATAAATGGACTAGAATAAATTGGTTAAGGGCAGGTAATAAGAGAAAACAATTTTTATGTGATTGTAAGACTAGATATGCTAAACAGTTAGTAGAGAAGTTAGATAATAAAAGATTAATATGTTTTGCTGGTACAATACCACAAGCAGTATATTTGGGTAAAGAATTGGCAATTCATTCTAAAATTCCTAAGAAAAAGAGATTGCAAATAATTGAGGATTTTAATAACCAGAAAATCCATAAACTATTTGTAGTTGATATGTTAAAGGAAGGAATGAACTTAGTTAATATTGAGGCTGGAATAATAGTACAACTTGATAATCAAACTAGATATAGTGTTCAAATCACAGGAAGAGTGCTGCGTAGTATCTATCCTGAACAGTATGTACTATTTGTAGAGAATACCCAGGATGAGACTTATATTAGTACAATGCTTGGTGGATTTGATAGTGAATATGTTTCAACAATTAATTTAGATGAATTATGAAAATAGTAATAAACAAATGTTATGGTGGATTTGGATTATCTACTAAAGCAATAAAAAGATATTTAGAACTTTGTGGTAAAGAATGTTTCTTTTATAACCAAGACTACTCCTCAAAACTTTATAATAAAATAAAAGAAGAAGTTATTAAAGGAATGGGATTTGGTAATATTACTCTAACTAAAGATTATGGAGAATCTTTTGAAGGAAATTGGAAATTATTTGAGAAAGATTATTTCTATGAAGGAAATTTAGAAAGAACTGACCCAAATTTGATTAAAGTAGTAGAAGAGTTGGGAAAAGAAGCTGATAATTGGGCATCTGAATTAAGAGTAATAGAAATTCCAGATGGAATAGAATATGAAATTGATGATTATGATGGTATAGAAAGTATCCACGAAAAGCATAGAAGTTGGTAATATGTATAATACCAAAATACAAACTAAACCTTCTGTTCATACTATAACTAGACCACTTCCTGAAGTACTAGGAACTATGATTAAAGCACTAGAGGAGGAAGTAGTTAGTTTTGATAGTTATGAAGAAATGGCTAATGCTATAAATAGTAGATTTAACCTATCTGTAACAGAAGATGATATTATAAGGTATTATACACCTTATATTTGTGAACAAGAAGCAAAACATTATGAATTATATGGGTATGAAAGAAAACTTTGAAAGATTTGAGATTTATTTCAATAATTGGTGGACTAAGAATTATATAGATATAATCTTAATTCCTAGATTAGATATTATTATAGATAAACAAATGAATCATACTTTTATTATGGAAGATATGATTGATAGACCTGAAATATACCCAAGTCAAATAGGAATAGGATTATCTATAGGATGGCTATGGTTTGATGTATATATGCAATTAAATTTTAAAACTAATAAACTAATAGAAGATTAATTATGGTAGAAGTAACAAAACATTTAGAGAATAGACATCAATGTCTAAAATGGATGTACAATCAAGGTAATATAAGTTTTGTACAAAGAGATGTAATAAGTAAATTTCATGTACCTACTACATTCTTAGCAGCATGTGCTAAGAAGAATATTGTTAAAGCAGATATTAACGGCACTAAGTATATTGGACCAGAACCTGATGTTAAACTTGCTGTTGAATTATTTGATTTTGAGAATCAAAGAAAAGGTAAACATGTAACTAAATATCCTAAGAAAATGGTAGATGTTGAAAAAATAACTACTAAAAAACCTTTAACTCAAATTATAGAGGAAAATACTAATGGAGATTTAGGTAAATTATTTCCTGAAGTAACTTCTGTTAAACAAAATGGATTTATACTACCATTAGAACTATCTGTTAAAGATGGTAAAGTAACTTTAGATTGGAAGGATTTTAATAGACTAATTGAAGTTTATGGAACTGGTAATTAATTTGGAAGATTTGAAAAAACAACCTATCTTTGTAACGGAGTATATTGTCTTAAAAATGATTAATGAGGGAATTAATCCATTAGATTTTGATTGGGGATATGGAAGTTCTATTGATATGGAATTACATTTACTTGAACAAAATCTATGGATTAAGAAAGTTGAGGAGGGATATATACTTAGGGATAAGGGTAGACAGTTATTTGAAAAGAAAAATTCTGATATAAATTTTGATGAATTTTGGGATGTGTTTCCAAGTTCAACACCTTCTGGTAGACCTTTAAGAGCAAGTAGTAAAGAGTGGGGAGGGAAACCTACTAGAGATTATATCACATGTAAAAAGAAATATTTATCTAAAATTACTACAGTAGAATCTCATAATAAAATAGTACAGATTGTTAAGGCCAGAGTCTCTAGTAAAGATTATGAATTTATGAATAATATAGAAACATATATTAATCAGGAGAAGTGGCAACAAGATGTTAAATATTTGACCCATCAACCTATTGTGGGGAAAGCTAATGAAATGAGTTAATGGATGTAGTAAGACAAGTAAAAGAGAGATTTTTAGAAAATAAACAAAAAGTTATTGAAGGAAAGTTAGTAGGATTACCTATCTATGAATCATTTCCTAGATTAGGACAATTTATACCAGTTATTCCACCTGCAATTCAGATTATGTTTACTGCCAACAGCGGCGTAGGAAAGAGTAATTCATGGGTAGGTATTATCCTATTAACAGTATATAAGTTAAAGAAAAAACATCCTGATAGAGAATTTAAGTTTAGATTTCTTATTTCTTTATTAGAGGATAGTAAAGAAGATTTTATAGCAAAATTATATGCAGCATTAATACTTCTAAAACATCACGAAAGAACTGATATTTTAGAGTTAAATAGTAGAAGAGGTAATCCTCTACCTCAAAAAATAGAGAGTAAATTAGATGATGTTGAAGAGGAGATAAATGAATTATTATCCCACTGTGAAATAGTAGATTCCATCAATAATCCTACTGGCCTCTACAAATGGGGTAGAGCAATAAGTAATAAACTAGGTACACATCATACAAAAGAGTTAGATTTTACCAATGATGAGGGAGAAATTTACAAACAAGAAGTATACTCACATTATATACCTAATGATCCAGATGAACAAGTTATTTGGATTATTGATAATTTAAATAACTTACAAATGGAGTATGATAAAGATGCAGGTAGAGTATTAACTGAGAGAGAGACTATTAATAAATGGACTAGAAAATATGGTAGATTACAAATTACTAAACATTGGCATTGGACAGTAGTAAATATCATGCAACAATCAGCAGAATCTGAAAAACCTCAATTTGATTTTAAAGGTAATTTAATTATAGAGAGATGCAAACCTTCGCTTGATGGATTAGGGAATAGTAAAGAATGCCAAAGAGACCATATTCTAATTTTTGGCATCTGGGCTCCAAATAGGTATGGAATTACAACTTATGAAGGATATAATATATCAAGATTAAAAGATGCATATAGAAGTATAATAATCCTCAAATCTAATATATCTGAAACTAATAAAGAAATTCCTATGTATTTTGATGGTGCAACTTCTGTATATAAAGAATATCCAAAGTTTGAAGAAATGACGGAAGAGATTTATAAAAAAGTAGAAAAAAGAGAAGTAATACCTTAAATAAACATAGTATTAACTAAATAAAAAGAGATGAAAAGATTATGTATATTGATATTATTAATAACCACAGTCCTACAAGGATATTGTCCTACATTATCCAAAGAAATGATTTCTATTAGAGAAGCAGCATATGCCAAAACTCTAGAATTTAAGAATCATAAGTTAAATATACTTAGAACAATAATTAGTATAGAGAAACCTAGAACTACTAAACAAGCACTAGATGCTATAAAGAGAGAGAATGCTGTTGGTATTCTACAGATTAGACCTATTATGGTTAAAGAAGCAAATAATATAGTAGGTTATGAGAAGTTTAAATTAATAGACAGGAATGATAGTATCAAATCTGTAGAAATATTCTTTACTGTGCAGAATTACTGGAATCCATACTACAATGAAAAGAATGCTTGTAGTATATGGAATATAGGTAAACCTGTATGGAGTTTAAAAAGTAAGAAACATAAAGAAGCATTTGATAAGTATTGGATTAAGTATAAAACATTAAAAAATAAATTATGAAATGAATAGAAATTATTATTGCAAAGTAAATTCACAGGAAGAAGCAGATGAATTATTAGATAAATTAAAAAGTATTGGAGAACCTATTAATAAACTTAATTTTATATCAATCTCCTGGTATAAAATAGGATATGATACAGGTACGTGGTCTTTATTAACACAAAGTCACATATCCAGAATTAAAAATGCTACAGAAGTACCAGCATCAGAACTAATAGACTATGTGACAGGTAAGAAGTTAAATAAAGATGCTTTGCTTGAAGAGGCTAAGAGAAGGTATCCTATTGGGACTAAGTTTAAATCTGCACTTAAAGGAGATAAGCATCCATTTCAAACTATAGTAAAAGAAAATATATATTTAGATAAAGTAGATGGAAGACAAGTTATTTGGAATGGAGATGGGTGCGGATTTATCTATGATGATGAAAATTGGGCAGAAATACTTGAAAAACCTAAAGTTGAACCTAAGTTTGAAGTTGGAAAATGGTATAAGAATATTGGTTTTAGTAAAGAATATATTGGAAAACTAGATAGAATTGAAAGTGAAGAATTTTGGGTTACTGAATATATATATAGAGATAAGTGGGGCAAAGATAATGCATATTTTGTATTTTTCAGTGATGTTCAAGAAGTATCATTAGAAGAAATCCAACAATATCTTCCAGCAGATCACCCAGATAAGATTAAACAAGAAGTTAAAGAAGAGGTTAAACCTATAGAAAGATGGAGTGTTGAAAGTTATGTAGTATTCCTTAAAGATTATGGCGGACACTCTAAAGGAACTATTGATATAATTAAAAATACTGGGAAACACTTTATAACAGTAAAGAATTGTTTCTTTAATAGTGGGGATGATGAGTGTAATTTATATAAAGATACTGAATGTGAATGGTTCCCAACATTACAAGAAGCACAGAAATTTTCTGATGAATTATTAGGTAAGAGTAAAACTGGATTAAGAGTAGAGGATTTAGTTGAAGGTGAGATATATGTAAATGGTCCTGATAATGGAACTATGTGGTGTTATATTATAAAATACTCTAAAAACTCTTTCAAAAAAGCAGTAGGATTGTATAAAACAGGAGTATATAGTGCAGAATACTGTAATTACATGGGGGACTATACTGAGGGATGGTTATTAAGACTTGCAACTCCAGATGAAAAGAAATGGCTAAATACCTGTATTAAACAAGATAAATTTATTGAACAATCTGAACTAGATAAGTATGATAATGAAGGTAATTTGATGGAAAAAAATGAAGAATATCCTGAGTATGTAAAATTAATAAATACAGGAGGATGTATAGGTGAAGCGCCTATTATTAATAGGATTTATAAATTAGTTAAAGATAATAGAGGAAATTATCAGTATGAGTTTTTGCTAGATAATGTTTATAAATTTGGGTTCGATGATAGAAATGGCGAATTTACTAAGTATTTTGAACCCTCAACTAAAGAAGACTATGATGCTCAATTTAAGAAAGATGAGGATTATAAGGTTGGGGATTGGGTTGTTGTATTAGATACCCCAAATATTAGAAAATGGGATAAAGGTACTAGAGCTATAGGATATGTTTTTCAAATTAGAGAGGATAAAGATTATTATAAAGTTTTTATTAAAGGAGAGGGATCTGCAATAGATCCTATTAATAAATATGGTATAAACTATAAATTAGAGGATGTAAGAAAAGCCCTTCCACACGAAATTCCTGTAGAAAATAGTGTTAAACAATATCCCTACACTCCTGAAGAGTCTATTAAATTAGATTTTGAGGTTAAATGGAAAGAACCTAGATATATAGGAGGAGTAGATCCAATTTCAGCATTTAGTTGTGGAATTTTTGAACAAATGAAAAAACAGTCTCCACAATCTAGAAAAACTCCAGATTTAATAGATAAATCTAAAGTAAAAGTAGAAATTAAGAGAACAAAAGTAAAACAGATTAAACTTTAATTAATAATAAAACAATTAAAATTATGGCAAAGAAAGAAGAAACAAAAGTAGAAAAAGTAAGTACAATTACTTGGGCAGAAAAAGTATTAGCAAAATTAAACCTTTCGGATAAAGGTAAGATTGGATTATTTGGAGATAAATTAAACTCTGAATGGTCTAAACAAATTAGGAATAAAAAGAGAGAGATTGAAGTTCTTAATACTCAAATGGAAGATGA